GAACACACCGGAGCCGGAGAAGCTTGCGGCTTTCACACCAGCGCCCGCCAGCAATTCGCGCCAGTGATTGGCCGAATCGGCATTGGTGACATCGACGGTGGTGGAATTGAACGACAAGGTCGTGGTGCGCAGGCCGGCGACGGTGGTGAAAGTCTCGGGCATCCCGCCATCGCCGATCTTGACGAGCAGGTCGCGCCCCTTTTGTGCGGACATGTTGTTTCTCCTTAGGGTTCGGTGACGGCGCGGAAGGTGAGCCGCGCGCGAAAGGTCTGGCCGTCGGGCTCGCGGCTGAAGCCAGTCGCGAGATGGCGGATATCGATCAGGGTGGCGCCGCTGATCGCGAGCACAGCATTGTGCAGCGTGGCGCGGACGATTTCGGCGATCTGCTTGGCTTCCTCGTGCCCTGCGCTTCGCGACCAGACATCAATTTGAACCGCATGCTCGCTGCCGGTTTCGGTCGCGGTGCTCCAGTCGCTTTCGCCACCATCGCCCAGCACCACATAGGGAAAGACGCTTTCGCGCGGCACGAAATCGAACAGGCAAGTGCCGATCAGCGCCTGCAGTTCACTGCTGGCCGAAAGCGCGGCGAAGATCGCCTGCTGCAGAGCGAAAGAGATGCCGCTCATGCGATTTTCTCCGTCATCAGAGTGAGGAATTGGGCTTGGGGGCCATCGTCGAGCACCGCATGAATGGTGAACACGCGTCCGCCGTCGGTCGCGCGCATGCCGGCGGCTACGTCCGTGCGGCGGCGAATGGTGATGCGATAGCGAACGCGCGCTTCGCTGGCATCGGGACCGAACACATCGGCGCCGCTGACTGGTTCGATCTCAGCCCATACGGTGGCGAGCGTGCTCCAGCCCGCGCTGTATCCGCCGCCGCCGTCGGGCAAGAGCGTCTGCGCTTCCAGCGTGACGCGGCGGTTCAGTGAAGAGAGCATGATGTTTCTCCAACGCGCTGCCTAACCCCCTCCCCTCGCGGGAGGGGGCAAATGCTTTGAGCGAAGCGAAAAGTATTTGGGGGAGGGGAGAACGAGGCTTTGCCCCTCCCCCAAGCCTCACGCGCGTGTGCACGTTCGGCTTGCCCCCTCCCGCGAGGGGAGGGGGTAGTAAGCGCATCGCTAGAGATGCAAGACTCGGAACGGCGACAGCAGCGCTAGAATGTCCAGCGGCAATTCAGCCGGCGCTTCGCCGCGGTGTTCGTACAGGAAGGCAGTCAGTTCCAAGATGGCGTCGCGAATTCCTGCCGGAACATCGGTCGCGGCGCTGCCGTAACCGGCCGTAAAGGCCACGGCCACCGCATTCATCGCGCGCAGGTTGATCGGCGGCAGCACCGTCGATTTCAATGCAAGCCGCGCGGGCGCGGAGGCTGCATCCACCTGGTAGGCCGCTGGATCGATCACGCTGGCGCTATCGTTCGGCGCGTACACCGTGACCGAACTCACGCCCTGCAGTGGCGGCAGCGCGATTTCAATTGGGGCGCAGAGCGGCCAGCCATCCAGCCACAAAATCCAGCTTTGCGTGTTGAGCGCGCGGCCGGTGTGCCATTCGGCGCGGGCGCGCGCGGCGATGATGAGGCGGGCGATCAGCGCGTCGTCGTCGCTTGTATCGACCTTCAGATGCAGCTTGGCATCGGCCAGAGTCACCGGCTCGACCGCCGGCGGGGTGATGAGTTGGAGGGACATAATTCAATCCTTCACCTCCCCCATTGTGGGGAGGTCGATTTGCTTGAGCGAAAACGAAAGCAAATCGGGTGGGGGGCGATGCTTGTTTTAGGACTGTCCCCCCACCCGCGTCGCTGGGCTCCGCGACCTCCCCACAAGGGGCAAGTGATGGGCTAGCTCACCGCGAACTTCATCAGCTTGATGGCCTCGAAATTCTGCACGCCGCCGCCCACGCGCTTCGTCGTGTAGAACAGCACGTAAGGCTTGGCCGAATACGGATCGCGCAGCACGCGAATGCCCACGCGATCCACCACCAGATAACCGCGGGCGAAATCGCCGAAGGCAATCGAGTAGGAATTCGTAGCGATGTCCGGCATGTCTTCGGCGACCGCCACCGGGAAGCCGAACAGCGTTGCCGGCTGGCCTGCCGCAAGTCCCGGCGACCAGATGTAGTTGCCGGTCGAGTCCTTGAACTTGCGGATGGCCGCCTCAACCTTGCGATTCATCACCCAGCTCGCGTTGGCGCGATAAGCCTGCTTCGGAGCATATGCCAGATCGAGCAGAGCATCGCTGGGATTGGAGACGGGAAACCCGCCTGCGGAGCCGGAAGGAATGTAGCCGAGATTGCCCCAGCTCCAGCTTCCCTCCGCCACGTTGGTGTAGCTGAGCAGGCCTTTGGGCTGCGTGGTGCCGTTGCCCGTGATGAACGCGGCACCTTCCTGCACGCCGAAAACGATCTGCACTTCGGAAGCGAGCCAGGTTTCGATATCCACCTGCGCATCGTCCAGCAATGCCTGCGTCGCGGCCGGCATGGCGTAAAGCTCCATCGCCGGGAAATCGATGGCCGCGAGATTGGGCGTGCTGGTTTGCGGCCGCGCGTCGGTTTCCGCAACCCAGCCGCTACCCGCGTCGTTGGTGCTGATCGGCTTGCGGTACACATTGCCGCCGATCTGCTGCACCGTGGCGATGGCGCGGATGGGCGAGACCTTGGCCAACACGCGGTCGATAGTCTGCTCGATCTCCAGCGGCACAACGTAACCGCCGTCCGGGTTGGAGCCGATGCTCATTGCCTTCAGCTCCAGCGTGTTGAAGCCGCTCGCATCGCCCTTGCGCACGTATGTGTCGAACGCCGCCTTGCGCTCGCGCGCGGTGCGATCGCTGGCGGCTTTGGTTTCGCCGCCGAGCTGCGGCCGCGCCGCCGACAGCATCAGCTCATCGAGCAGCCGCTTCTGCGTGTCCAGCGCCTTGTTGATGCGCTCGACCTTTTCTTCGGTGACGACATCGGCGCCGCGCTTCTCCAACTGCGCCAGGCGATTGTCGTTTGCTTCCTTGAAGCTTTCGAAGGCGTGCAGGAATTCTCCGAACGCCTCCTTGATTTCGCGGCTCTGCGCCGCGTCGCGCGTTTCCAGCGCCTTGGTTTCCAGTTCCATGTGTGTGGTTCTCCTTGGGGGTTGAAATCACCTCCCCTGTTGTGGGGAGGTCGATTTGCTTGAGCAGAGCGAAAGCAAATCGGGTGGGCGGCTGCGCGTGCCTTTGCACCTTCCCCCATCCGGCTCGCTTCGCTTGCCGACCTCCCCACAAAGGGGGAGGTGAATTTTTGGGCGAACGGCTTCAGCCGCGAGCCGAATGTGTTGCGCCGTGACGCTTTTCGCGCCGATGGCTGTGACGGCGCTTCCTTCCAACAGCGGGAAGGTCACGACCGAAACTTCCCAAAGCTCGACTTCGATGAGCGTGCGCGCGCCGGTTGCCGGATCGCGGCGCGCGCTTTTCGTCTTGAATCCGATGGAGAGGCCGTCGAGCGCGCCGTCGTTCAGCAGCGCCAGCACGTCGCGGCCACGCTCGATATCGGTGGTGAGGCGGCCGCGCACATAAAGCCCGCGCGCATCCTCCCGGATCTCCGCCCACACGCCGATGGGCTCATGCGCGAAATGCTGGTAGAGCATGCGAATGCGCGAGAGGCCGCGGCTGCGCAGCGATTTGGCGAAAGCACCGGGCGCCATCACGTCGCCCGCGCCATCGGGGACCCCAAACAGCGAGGCGTAGCCTTCGAACTCACCGCGACTGAGAGTGCTAAGCGCGGCCGGCGCGTCGAGACGCGCCAGCCTGCGCCGCAAATGCATGACTTGCGGGGGCATGATGATTCTCTGTGTGTTGGATTCACCTCCCCACAAAGAGGGAGGTCGAGTTATTGCGCGTGCGACTGCGAGCTCGTTCCCTGCATGCGGTCGAGCTTGCCTTCGATGCGAGACAGCTGATCTTTCATCTCGCGCACCTGTTCTCCCAGCACGGCAACTTGCGCAATCGCCGCCTGCTCGCTCTGCACAGTGTGCTCAAGCACACTGATGCGGTTGGCGGCGGAGCCTGCCCAGAACAGCGCGCCGGCCGTTTGCAACAAAAAAGCCGCCACGAGGGCGGCCGGAACTTTCTTGGCATCCAGCGCCGGCTGGATGTGGTCGCCGATGATACTCATTGCTCACTCCATTGTATCCCCGTCGTCGAGCGGGCCGTAGCCGGCGGCGGCGCGCTTTTCGTTGAGCGTTAGAAACGAAGCGCCGGTCAACTTCTCCCAGGTGGCTTCGCGCGCTTCGCTGAGCGCGGGCACCGCATCGATGTCGTAATCGATGCGCAACGCCTCGCCGAATTTCGGCTTGAGCCAGCGCGTGAGCTGCGCGGCTGTGCGCGCCACCAGCGGCAGCACCGTCTGCCGCCACAGCGCCAGATTCGCCTGCGCGTAATTCGAGTAGGTATTGTCGCCGGGAATGCCGAGCAGCATCGGCGGCACGCCGAAGGCGAGCGCGATCTCGCGCGCCGCCACGTCGCGCGTGTTGGCGAAATCGAGATCGGCCGGCGAGTGGCTCATGCTCTGCCATTCGAGCCCGCCTTCCAGCACCATCGGCCGGCCGGCATTGATGGCGCCCTGGTAGCCGGTTTCGAGCTCGTCCTTCAGCCGCCGGAACTGATCGTCGGTCAGGTTGGGCGCGCCGTCCGGGCCTTTGTAGACGAGCGCGCCGGAAGGCCGCGCCGCATTGTCGAGCAGCGCCTTCGTCCACGATGCGCCCTGGTTGTGCACGTCGATGGCGTTGAGCGCGGGCTCGATCGGCGACAATCCGTAATGATCGTCGAGGGGATGAAACAGGCTGCCGTGCAGCAGCGGAAGGAACCCGCTGGCATCGCGGCCGATGCGTGCGCTTCGCCCGTTGACGCAGTATTCGTACGCCAGCGGCCAGCCGCCGGCGCTTTCGATGGCCTTCACGCGATCCGGACGCAGCACATGCAGCTCGCGCACCTCGCCCTGAATGGTGAGTGCCTGCAGATACGAATTGCCGGCGCATTGCAGAAAGGCATACCAGCGCTCGAACAAGGTCGCGCCGCTTTCCCGTGCATTGGGCGATCGCAGCAATGCGAGCAATGGATGCTGCTCCAGCTCGGTCTCGCCTTCGTACAGCAGAAACGGCACACTGGCTGCGGCCTCGGCGATCATTCGCACGCAGCGATAGACCACGGCGTTTTTCATCACGCCGTTTCGCGCCAGGCTGGCGTAATCGCGCGAACTCCAGCGCGGGCCGCCGATGAGTTGCAACGCGATCCACGGCGGCGTGGATTTGGTTTCCGGCACGCAGGTTTGCGCCCGCCGCTCCATCGAGCGGAAGAGTCGTTCGAACATGTGGTTCCTTTCACCTCCCCCAACGTGGGGAGGTCGAAGTGGCGAGCGAAGCGAGACACTTCGGGTGGGGGGCGAAGGGAGCATACTCCCCCACCCGATCCATTTCCGCTTCGCTCAAATGGATCGACCTCCCCACGTCGGGGGAGGTGAATCAGTAGCGTACCTTCGGAACTCCCTGGCGCTGCTGCGGGAACAGTTCCGTCAGGGCCCAAACCAGCGCATCGAGGCGGTCGGGAGATTTGCCGGAGCCGTCATACTGGCAGAGCTGATCCTCCAGTTGCGGAAACACGCCGGCGTGATGCACGCGGCCATTTTCGTACATTGCCGACACCGGCTCGGCGCGTAGCAGCTTGCCTTTGGAGGCGTGCACTTTCCTGACATTCATGTTGGAATGCGCGTTGAACAACGTGCTCTTCACCATGTCGCCGCCTTGGTTGGCTTCGGCCACCACGCAATCGGCTTCGTACTGTTCGTAGGCATCGGCCACGCGATCGGCCCATTGCTTGGCGCTGAGCCGTTCGCGCGTGAAGTCGGCGAGCACGTAGGCGTCATCTTCTACCCTGCCGGCAACTACGATGCCGCATGCGCCTGTCTGACTCGCCGGAGGATCGACGCCGACGACAACGCGCGTGCAGTGCGGCTCCTGCCTCACCCGCGCGCTTTCGATCCATTCGCGGCGCCACAACGCGCCTTCCACATCCTCGATGATTTCGCCATCCAGCTCCTGGCGGCCCAATCGCGTTTTGCCGTAAGTTTTCTTCATCGTGGCGATGAACGCCTTCGGCAGATTGGCCTTGTTCTCATACGTCGTGCTTTTGGTCACAATGCAATCGGACGACTTTGCGAGGTCGAGCAGCGCCGGAATCGGCCGAGGCGTGGTGGTGAGCATCAGCCTGGGATCCTCTCCCAGCCGCAATCCCATGCGCAGCATGTCGAGCGCATTCTGCGCCTCCGGCCATTTGCAGAACTCATCGCCCCAGGCGAGATCGAACTGATAGCCGCGAAGAGAATCCGGCTCGTCGGCGCTCATGACGCAGGCTTCGGCACCGTTGGCCGGCCAGCGCACACGGCGCAAGGATGGCTCATATTCCGCCCCGGGACTGACAGAGAGCAATCCCGCCGGGCCTTCGATCATCACCATGCGCGCATCGCCATGGGTGGCGGCAATGAGCGCCACCCGTTTGGCGCGGCCGCTGCGAACGTGCTCCGCCACCCATTCGGCGCCGGCGCGGGTTTTTCCCGCCCCGCGTCCGCCAAGAAACAACCAGATGCGCCAGTCGCCTTCTGGCTCATATTGTTCATCTCGCGCCCAGAATGACCATGTTCCATGCAGCTCTTTGGCTTGCGCTTCAGTCAGACCCCGGAAGAGTTCGTCTCTCTCGTTCAATTGTAACGATGCGAGTGACCTCAC